TGTAATTCTAATAAAAGATAGGTCCCTCTCCCCGTTTAACAGAGAGGGCAGGTTTCCTTACGGTATCTAGGACATTAGCGACTGCGCACGAATATATACACGCAGCGTGACTCTAGAACTATCTTAGGATTATTTAAATCCATCTAGGAAGTGAGGACGGTGTGGCCAAAGTGAAGTCATCGCCAAGGGAGACGAGGACAACGAGGTCAGCGTTGTCGACTGCACTGGGATCATCGGGAAGGGCCGAAACCCCGATGAACGTAGGCGAAAAGGTGAAAGACACCCAATTCGCCGTCATGAAAAGACCGCGCTGGAACTGTGGAATCTGAATAGAAGCATTTTGACGTACTAAATAATCAGAATACACAGCGCCTTGACCCCAATCGTTATTCGAGGCCGGAATAACGGTGGAGTTATGGAGCGAAAAAGTGAACCGGGTTTTTTCACAACCAGAGAACGGTAGGAAGTGGAGGACGAGACCACCTCGCAGGCACTGAAAGATAGCAGCGAGCCAACCTACAGCATAGTTGTTTTGGAATAAATAATTCTTAACATCCAGCGTAAGAGTTTCGCCTTTACCTATAGTGATAGACCCTGCGAAATGGGGTCGTCGAAATATAGAGGACCACGATGGTATGACTTCCGACATTGCCATGTGAGAGAGCACTACGGGCTTAGCATCGATAAGAGCAGGAAACGTATCTCGAAAAGATTTAACGAGATGAATAGTTTCCCCGGTATCGCCTTGAGCTTCCGCAACTAAATCAGGTCTTCCCCAGGCCTTTCGTGGAACAGCGAATTGCATATCCGCGCCACAAGCGTACCAAAGTGTACAAGTTACTGTGGTTGCCGTTGTGCTAAACGACAATAAAGGAATATCAAGATAAATCTTGATTGTTCCGGAGATTCTATCGACGAGACCGAGAGAACCATCCTCAGCAGGACTTCCACAATAGGCGTAAGGAGCTACACCTAAATATGGAACCGAGAATCGAAAGGTCGTACGTCCCTGAATGTCGACAACGTAAGTGATAAAATCACCCACATTACCGTCAGTTACAGTAAGACCTTCACGTCCGGGGGGAAAATAAACTACTCGAATCCTAAATTGATCCATGGTTGCTGCACAAATATCAAGCTGATATTGCATAGAACCACGCCAATATGTGGAAAACATGGATTGAAGTAGTGGTGGAGTCGTGACATTCATATTTCGACGAGCAGGAGTCACAACAAATTCGTAGAGAAGAGCCCCATGAACTTGGGCTGATGATACGGTAAATCCCGCCATAAATGATGGCCGCATACCGTAATTCATCCACAAATCATAATTTATATCATCAGGAAAGAGGTTATCTGACCCGACCCTAGCATCGGTCGACAAGGCCATAAGATCTGCCATGTTGACTCCGTTTGCCAGAGAAGAATGAGGGAAAGGAGTGGGGTAGTTTGCTGAAGAACCTTCCAAGTCACGTGACTTGCTGTTTCCAAAAGCAGCTGCCCCCATACCAATCATCTTCGATATAGCTGAAACCGCGGTCATTGGTGCGGACAGTTGAGGGACAGTGGACAGCATAGAGGACACTGAACCAACGCCATCAGCAACTGTGGATAGCTTTAAGCTAACCTTTGATTTGGCTTCTTTGAGCAAGGCATCCTGCTGAGTCTTAGCACGACTAAGCATAGCGTCACTACGATCCATCTGAGCGATGGCGCGAGTAATGACTTCATCACCAGACTGACCAACAGCTCCATAAGCTCTGACATTGCGTAATGACGCATAGACAGAGATAACAGCTGAAGTAGCAGTGACTGCATCTGTTCTAGTAAGAGGAACGAGAACATCGACGTAAATAGAACCGCCGATACCTGCATAAGTAGTATTATTCAACCAGTCATAATAATAACCGGTAAATGGTGACAACATAGGGCATGTCACCACGACAGGATTTTTTGTAGAAGCATCTAGTAATACAACATCTGCTCCGCTGACGCGAGTTACCACGGCAGAGGCACGAGATACGTAAAAACTCGAAGTGGGATTGTACAATGGTATATACGAAAGAGCAATTTGACCACGATGATATATGGTCGTATTCAATCGAAATTGAAGTTCAATGTCGAATGAAAAATTCGTATATCGCTTATATAAATAATCTGCTAAAGGTACAGAATTAAAATAAGCACGGGGCATAGAGTACTGTGTCAGGGCAGTCAACGAAGGAACAGTTGAAGCCCAAGACACAGAACCTATCTCATATTGTCTTTCCAACACACCTTTCGGTGTAGTATCAACAATATAAGGGTCGAATTGAGCAAAATCAAAGGGCGAATTTGCATTGGACGACGCTATTGGAGGTTCGGCATCGGTAACTTTCGTTAACTCTGCAGTTGTTTGGGAAGTGTTCTCGATTTCAGCCTCACCCTTATCCATCTGCATTTGTGGAATAGGGTAGGACATAGAATGATAATCGAGAGGAACAGAAACACCAGGAGCCCACGGATCATCAAGCACGCCACGAGTGAACTTTTCAAAAAGTTCATTGTAGTCATAAGTGACCAAATGGTACATAAAGTTCTGTTCTTTCCAAGCCAAGAGCAGCTTGGATCTCCATTCATCATAGACTTGAGGACCATGATGAAACAATTCTACTAACATCGACTGAAAAGCTGACTGTATTGCTACAGGCACTGGCGTAGATTTCATTCGCCAATAGCATATATTGATTATTTTCTCTAATGAAAGAGGTGCAAACCAATATGGACCATCTTTTCGGAACGAACGTTGAAGAAAGTTAACTTCCGAAATGTCATAAAGGCGATCAAGAACATCGCCCTTATCAACAGCAGTATAAATATACCCAAGTCTAGCGTGTTGAACCGCTATATGCTTGTGCGTATATCCAGGGTACGAAGTACCAATGACATGATCGTCACCCATAACGAAGCATTTGAAGAAGTCAAAAAAATTTTCAGGTGTAATACTGACTTTAACTTCAGGATGCTCGCGGGAGTGCCGAACTGCACAGATTCCATGAATAGCAATATTGTCCAAATCATTCGTAATGTTCGTTTTAGCCTGACCGGATGGATTCCGACCAGGGAAACGAACAACGTCATTGAAAAGAACATAATGCGTATCATGAATAGCATACGTAAGCGTTCGCCGAATCTCAGCATCCTCGGAATTGACCCAGGATGTGTGATCGGCATACCACTTATTAATGCAAAAGGTCTGAATCATATGTGCTTCCATCCTTTGAGAGGTGTCCTGTCCAGATAAATCGCCCGCGATGATTTTAAAATCATCAGTCGGACGAATATGCCGAACAATTTCACCCCACTCAGTGGAATGAGGGTTAAGTCCAGACGCAGTAAAATGTGCCAAATGTTGTTTCTTGTGATCCAACATAAAGGCGCCAAAATACATGCGCATTATAATGTAAGCCTCCAAAGGGCCGCCACCGAACAATCGCGTCTTGCCTGCTTTGACACGGTCAAGGTCGCGCAACTCATCCTTTAACAAAAACTCGAAAAGCCAATCGGGAATTTCGCCGGCTTTAAGCGTAGTCAATGCTAAATTAATAGCTTCGAGTAATTGTGAACAGGGGGTGAGATTGCTCGGAACGCAATCACACGTACGACTTGATTGACAGGTCATACATGTAAAGAGATTGCGACGAGATTGTTGAGGGAACTGCTTTGGATGTTTAGCCATAAAGACTTTCCAAAAGTTCCCAGGTGACGCTTGGAGTGTGATTCTAGTAAACCACGGCTCGTTTGGCAAACCATTGATAGCCTCGTGAAGCGAGAACACCCTAACAGGACATTCGGGTTGAGGTAAACGTCTAAAATATGCTTCCAAGACACGCTGGTACAAACCAAGCTCTTCGTCTGTGAAAGGTTTTAGAGGTTTATTGGCTTTTTGAATAGCCATCATCAATGGATCAACGCGTTCGCCTTGCTCGTTTGTAAATTTCGACAATCGAGCGGGGGCAAATTTGTTGGGACCAAATTTATCTAAAAGAGGAGTGGGCAATAGTTGAGTCACACGAGGGGGGTAACTAACTTCGAATTCCGTGGCTTCACGCACGTATTCAAACTCCGTTGGCCATTCAATGGCTGACTGTGCAGAGGCAGCACAATTAGACATGGCTGAAATTATTTCTTCTCGAGAAATAATATGGCCTATAGCAATACCAGTGGCAGGTATTCCAGCTATATGAATGGCAAATATTTTTGCCCTATAATTTGGGTCTTGCAGAACATAAGGACATCCGCAATGTCCACCTTGTGAGGGCAAAGTGGCACGAACCCCAGTGGAAAGAGTTACAATACTCTCGCCCGCAGGCTTGAGCGCGTCGTAAATCTGATTCTTAATGATAGAAAAAGGACCTATCATCGTCTTCTGATTCAAACCATTGGCGTCCAAGAACGGGACAGCAACGGTACCAGCAACGATCCTGGTTATCGAACTAGCCTCCATGAAATATTTGAGAATATCTCTTCGAGGTTGGAACGTGGGGTCGGATATGGTTAATAACATCAGATCCTCACCAATTCCGCATATATCAACGAATGATCTTGATATACTAACAGTTCGATCGGAGAAAAAGAATAGAAAGTCTTGATGGGGTAAGTTAACATACATAAAGTGCGCAGGCACTATAGCATGTTTTCCTTTAACAAATAGGCAATGAGTAGATGCGCCTACTTGTCGACCATCAATTCCGCGCGTAATTCTACACAGATTAACTTCATGAATACGGGATATCATGGAATTAGAATCGGTGTCAGACATCTGCGCTTTGGGTCTCGTGTCTACCCTCTTTCTATACTCTGTTCGCTTGACAGGAACATGCTTGGTTTGTTTGTCATCGGATTGTTCGATATAACCATGCTTTACATCGTCACTAACTTCTTCATCGGAATCCGAATCAGTCTTAGTTCTAGCGTATTGCATGAGCTTATATCCTCCGTAAAGAAGACCAATAGCTGTGGCACCAAAAAGGACAGGTTTGGCGTATTTTCGTGCAGCAATTTTGAGATTGCTCCAATCATACGCCATATAAGCATTCCACTCAGAGAGAACTGAAGAATCTTGCATCACTATAGTTGATAACCGTTGCGATTGATACCACTCAGGGAAGATCACCATATCGGCTAAGAGAAGCATATCGGCGAACCGATATCCTAACTCCTTAGCTACAGATAACCACATAGCAAGAGAAGATGGAGTGTGCAGAAAAGGACCTGCACAATTTGAACTGTCAAGAATCTGAGTTGCAGCTCGAACGGCACCAGGAAGTGCTGTTAGACCAGTCCACTGCCTGACTTTCCACTGACAGAACAATTCAAGTGTTTCATTATCGATTATACCCTCCTTAATCATACGACGCGCGTAGATCTTAAAGAGAGCTAAAGGAGAATGAAACTGAAGAGCGGGGTAAAAAGTAAGGATATTGGGATATGTAGCAAAACAAGCATCCATACTTTTGATCATGGAATCACGATCTGTTCGATCCAATCGCCACGGTACCGGCTTGAATAGACCAATTGGTAAAATACCAGCTGTAATATCTATATTGCCTGTAGTACAATGGACTGTAGCATCGAACATAAGAGATTCAGGACCCTTGCGAGACGGGAATTCTTGCCGATCCAACATTTCAACGTGAGTCAAAATGTACGAGACATTGGCAAAATCCGATCGATATACGACAGGCATAGTGGCTATGGGGTGCATAACCTCAGGCATGTCGATATAAGCAAGTTCCAAGTTGTTCAACACTCTACCTTTGTAGGGAGTCCAACAAACTTTTTCAGCATTGAATTCTTCAAAAAGAGCAGGAAAATCCTTAAAAAGATCCTTTGGGACTTGGGGATTGGTGGGAACCAATCGTCCTGTGTTTCTGTTTAAACTTGTTTTGTTTCTTGTCAATGTGATATCATCAGTGCGCAAACTACCAGGTTGGTAATTGCCTACAATATCATCCAGAGACATTTCTTCCTTGGATCGAGATAGGGGTACATCATCTACACCATCCATTTGAGCAATGGGTATATCAAATAGAGGTCCAGAAAAAATCCGTTCCTCATCGAGATAGGCCTTTCGAAGTTTGGCCGTACGAGATGCCAATTCGGAAACAGTAATTGTTTCTTTTTTCGTTTCCACGTACGTCTTTGTAGATGGGTCTTTGGCCGTTGAATACAAATCTACTGTCCAAGCTTGATGACCTTTAAGGGTCTTATCAAGCCGCACATCAATATTATAATCAACACGACGCAATAAAGCTTCAGGGCTTTCGATGGGGGCTAAAGTACACATCTGAGCCAATTTCGTATTGGTTGTGACAATTACGATCTGGGATCGAAAATATGTACCTTTCTTAGCGTGCAGTTCAGCCATCTGAAGCTTTCGAGGTGTAGCATCTGAAAAATGAAGAAGATCAGCTTGGATTTCTCTCCATTTTGCGTAGTCATTATTTTGGAATGGGTCATCCCAGACAGTTGCAAACTGTCCAGTATAACCATCCCAAAAATCTTCTTTGGGATTTCTAAAATACACAATTTCTGACAATGGAACATGAGGTCGATCAGGGTAAACATGACGAAAGAGCGATTGGCAAAATGAATTGACAAGTCGACTCTTTCCTTGAGCAGTGACACCATAAAGCCACATAAAAATCGGTTTTGGTCGCAATGTACTTCTCTGTTTGTAAGCTTCGACAGTTTCATTCAAATCATCCATCTTTGACAGCAACCGCATAAATGTGGTTGACATCATAGCTGGAACAACTTTAGAGCGTGAAACAGTTTGGAGAAATGACTTTCCGAGTGTTCTCAACTCTTCCCATCTAACAAAATCGAAATTTTGTGAAGATAGCAAATAGTTGACATCGGAATTGAAGAGTGTTTGGACATCAAGCGTCCAATCTGACAACTCTTTAAAGAATGCATTATACTCTCTTTCTTCGACGGTATCAACAGCATACAGCCATCGGTGCCACTCTTCTACTTGAGTGTGGAAAAATGCGAGAAATTTTCCAACATCACGAAATAAATTCAAATGGGCACTAATGTCTCTTGCTGATTGACCAGCTTCTTTCATGGGCATTTCCTTGAGTCCAATCAAACTTAAAAATAAATTGTAACACGAGTCAACAAGTGATTGTTGACCAGGTAAAACAAAAGATTCAATAAATCGATTCAACACAAGAGCAGACAAATTCAATGACAATGCTGTTGCAGTTACAAACAGCATTTTCATGGCGGCAGTCGGTGCATTCGCAATCATGACAAATCCAGCAATAATTCTGACCATGTCAGTAATAAAGTGGCGTATTTCATAAGAGTCTTGACCACCCATAAGAGAAAAAAGCTTCTCGAACGGAGACCGAATCTCGAGAGTGAAATCGGTCTTGAGCTTGCCAAGAACTTCCATAATTTGAGGAGACACATTGTGAACAATATTTATGCTGCCATCCTTCATAAGAGCAGATAGCGAGTCAAGTGCTTGAGAAACCGTAGAGTCAATAGCAATTTTGCCATCGCGAATCAACGTTCTCAATTGTTCACAAGTTTCTTGTTCAAGAGTCCCGCTAATACTAATGCCTTTTTCGGCAATGTATCTAGCAGTACCACGCAATTTGTTCAATTCATCGGAGACTTCAGGGGATAACTCATGTTTCATAGAAAACATCTGAGAAAAACCTCCAATTTGAGCTTCAATAAGTTCGATACCCACCAACAATGTATAAACATCGTCGGTAGCGGTATGCAAACCATGTTCATCGTGATCTTCAAAAATAGGACAGCAATAGCAACAACTGTCACAAATGAGCGGAAAAAGAATACAAGTATCTATTAATTTCACATCGAATCCACTGTCGTAGACTCGACGATTATCAAAAATAGGTCGTTCAAGGATAAGATCATCCTCAACAGCATAATCACATTGAGCAACTGCTGTTTCTGGAAAAGTCAAAGAACCAAGACCACAAAGGTCAATGGATTCTTGGACACTAGGCATGTACGATAAGGGCCGAAGAGCCGGTGGTGTTTTC